CAACTGTGATTGCGCCATCGTTAGTTAATACATAACCTTGATCAGCGTTAGCAGTTCCTTCTTCTACGAATACCGCAAAATTTGAAGTAAGTTCTGCTCCTGTGTCTGCATCAGTAGAACGATCTGGAGCACCAGATGCTTTAACTACATAAATACCGTTTTCTGAACCAGTTGATTGATTCTTTACAAGAACACGATCTCCAGTTGCAAGAGTTACTCCGTCAACTGTGTCTCCATTTTCAAGATCAGAAGAAATATTTAAGTTTGCAGTAGTTGCTGCACGAACTGATGCTTTCCAGTCAATACCTACAACTGCATTATCAACATAACCTTTTGTTGCTGCATCTGTTGCATCTGTTGGTGTTCCAAGACCTGTAATCTTGTATGTTGCCATGCTTACTGCACCAGTTGGTGCTCCTACAGCGCTTAGTGCAAATTCTGAAGGGTCTACAGAAATTGCTCCTGTGTCATCATCGTAGTCAAGGCCATTACCAACTACAGTTCCAATAGCATCTTGTGCTCTTTCATCTGTAAAGTATTTGTTGGTTGAACCTTCTGCAATATCATCAGAACCTAGTGTACGTGAACCACCAAGAGATGTTGATGTTCCATTAATGGTGATTGCTGAGTTTTCAAGTTTGTTATTAGCAATTGATCCTGCAAGCATTCCATTTGTTACAGATCCTGTATCTCCAGTTGTTACAATAGTACCAGTTACGTCAGGAATTGTAATGGTACGATCTGCAGTTGGATCAGTTACTGACAAAGTTGTTTCATGATCATTTGCAGTTGCACCTTCAAATACTATTGAAGAATCTGAAAGGTATAAACCTGAAACAGTTGGTGAAGTAAGAGTCTTGTTAGCAAGAGTTTCTGTACCTGATAATGTTGCAAAATCTGCATCAGTTAATGCAGTATTGAAATCAGCAATTGACCCTGTTACAGTGTTTCCACTAAGAGCAATTGATTTATTTGTTAATGTGTCTGTTGTATCACGAAGAACTACTTGTCCAGTTGCATCTGGAAGTGTAATTGTTCTGTCGCCAGTTGGATCAGTTACTTGTAATGTTGTTTCAAAATCATTTGCAGTTGCGCCTTCAAATGAAACGCTTGCTTGAAATACTCCAACTGGTTGTGTTTCTTTCCAGGCAATTCCATTTGTTGCTTGATCGTCTGCTGTAAGCACATAGTTATTTGTTCCAACTGCTAGACGAGTTACTGCATCTGCCCCAGATGCAACTAATAAATCACCTTTTGCGTCTACTAATGCTTCTGTTAATATATCGTGGTTGTTTACAGTTGCGGTTGAACCTTCAACTATAAGACCCGATTTTACTCTAAAATCTTTTACTACGGTTGCCATCTTTTATCTCCTCGGTTAGGCCTTTAATCCCATACGCATATAGCGTAGAGTTATAGGTGTACTTCCCCCCACAGGAACTACAGTTAATGAAACTGTATCTCCAGCCTTTGAAACAGAGATGGTGCCAATATTCCCATCATTTTCAATAGTGCCATATTGACTAACAGATACATCTGATCCGTCATTCAATATCGTTAATTCTGTAACGGCGTACTTGTTAGCACCGCCTGCTACATGTTTGAGTGAGATCATATATTTCATTGATCTAAACTCACTTGATGCAAAACTATCAAAAACAGTTGAGTTTTCAATACCATTGATTGTTAACTCATTATTGCCGTCTGATCCAAGATCGGTAGACCTAGCAGAAGTACTATCAATTAAATCTACATAGTTTTCTTGAGTTGGTCTATCGCCTGTTTGAAACAGAGCCTTTACGTTGGTGGTTGATATCTTTGCCATGAGGCCATTATATCATTATGTTAAAGTATATAGTTAGAAAAACCAATTATCTGAATACCAATTCCAGGAGGATTTGCTGGATCGTATCCTTCAATACCAATGTTTGTAATTGTAAGTCTAAACGGTAAAACTGATGATGGTGTAATGACTTTTGCATAGTCTACTTTTTGAAAATTTGACGGTACTGGCTTTAAGTCAGAAACTGCGACGGTATTGGTCAATGTAGCAATAGCAAGAACTGCACCTAAAGCAGCATTAGATGCTGTTGAGTTAAAAGGTTTTATGTTAGAAAGGGTTTTTATTGGTTTTATATCTTGAATAGAAACGGGGTTTGATATATTGCTAATGGTTGTTGTAGCCATTATTATGACTCCTGGTCTGTAACTTCACCTATCATTGTCATTTCACCTTGACATACCGTCCAAACACGAGTAGCGTCAGATAGTTGAACATCAAAGACATCACCAGTTCTCAGTTGTTTAGATTGTGCTGGGGATAAGGTTACTGTAAATTCTCCTGGATCATCAAACTCTGTTGCATATGGAGTTAATGTAAATAATAAATCATCTCCAACATTGTCTGAGTACCTTCTAAAATCAGCATGAATATCCCAACCAGTAACATCTCCACTTTCATCGTTTGTATAGTCTAATTCATTTCCAAGGTCATCTTCTACATAAATTCTAAAAGAAGCGCTGTCTCCTATAACTACCGTCCAATTTACAAGTGGTGGTATATTTCCAAGATTATATGTGGCAGGCGCAGTAGGCTGCGGATTCATTGCTGATTCGTTGGGATTGCGATATTGTGCTGGCATGATTACATCATTATACCACTAACTAATAATAAAATTAAAAATATTTTTTATTTTTGTGCGGGTATTTGACTTAAAAGGTCAAACAATGGTATAATTAATACATGCTACCTACTTGGTAGCATTTGTTCTCTAGGAGGTATTTTACAATGAGAGAATCTAATGCTTGGCTAGGGGTATTTACGTTAGTTATTTGCAGTACCGTTTTTGTGGGTACGGCAAAGGCTACAAACGAAAACAACTTACTAATTAGAGAGTCTGTGAAGTCTGCCACCCAAAAGGTGGCTTTTTTGGTTTCTAAAGACAAAAAATTAGAAAAGTATGAAAATGCTCATAATTTAACTGATGAGCAACTAGTGGATATGTTACGTCATGTAGGGTTTGAAGGAAAGACTTTGAGGTCTGCTTGTGCTATTGCAAAGGCAGAATCTAATGGCCGTCCTTTGGCTTTCAATGGTAACGTAAAAACTGGAGATAATTCTTACGGTGTATTTCAAATAAATATGCTTGGAGAATTAGGATCAGATCGTAGAGAGAAGTTTGAGTTAGACTCAAATGCTGAGTTATTAAACCCAGTAATCAACGCACAAATTGCTCTTCACATGACTAAAGGTGGAAAAGACTGGTCTGCATGGAGTTCCGTAAATGGAACAAGGTATCAAGAATGGTACAACAAATATCCATGTAAAAAGTAATTTAAAATAAAAATACCCCCATGGGATATTCTCCTTTGGGGGTTATTTTATATTAAATTATTAAGCAGGTGTTTCTTCTGTAGGCGTTTCTTCTGCAGGGGTTTCTTCTTCAGGAGCACTGAATGCTCCATCAGCATAAGAGTAGCCCATGTCAACAAATGATCCTATCGGAACTAGTGCACAATAAGAAGATGTTACAGATTCTGCCACTTCTAAAGAAGATGCAACAATAATGTTTACAACCTTGCTATTATTGTCTAAAACTGCGTATTTTTTCATCTTTTCTCCTTAAATATAAATTTCTAAAGTGGCTGCTTGGCCTGCATTACCAGCATTTTTTGGAGAATATCTATTAGTATAATTACCCCCAGTACCTGCTGTTGTTGCTCCAGTGTTTTGATTTGATATTGTTCCAACTCTTGTTAAGGTACTTGCAGAAGGAGGCAAAGAGGTAAGAGATGTTGTTCCAGAAGATACACTTTGGGCTCCTGCTGGTAGTGGGGTATGAGCCTGACCTTGTCCTCCTCCTCCGCCACCAGTAACAGTAAATGCTGAATCAAAAATAGTTGATCCACCGCTTCCGCCAGCACCGCCAGGATTAACATTACTAGATGCTGATCCTGCGCTACCTGCTGCTCCAACTGTTACAGAGTGTGATGATCCTGGTGTTACTTGAACATAAGCGCCAGAAACAATTCCTGCACCACCTGATTTTCCATTTCCTGAGTCGGAACTATTATATCGGCCACCGCCACCGCCACCACCGCCAGAAGCGCTTTTAATACTTATAAACGCAACGTTTGTTCCTGCAGGGGCTGTCCAGTTTCCACTAGAATTAAAAGTAGCCACATGTCTTAGTGGTGATCCTGGATTAGTATTAATTGCCATTATGAGTTCTCCGATCCGAATAAGTTAAAAGAACATTTTCCATTTGCGTCATAAACAGTTACAACATCCGTTGCTGATAAAGTAATTCCAATTGTATATACTTGAGTTACGAATGGACCAACTCCATTTCCATAAACAATATAATGCTTATTTTCAAGTGTTTCTCCAGCAGGTCTGATTGCAACCCGAACATTGGTTAAATCTGCAGTTATGTTGTTAATTACTAAAGAAGATATTACTGCATAATTACCAGCACCTGTTGGCACTGTATAAAGAGTGCTTGCTGTATCTGCTGCAGGTTTAAGTTGACCTAAGACCTTATAACTTACGGCCATTTATGCTCCCATCATGAGTATTACTTGGGTCATAGCATCTGGTGCATCTGCCCATGAAGATATTGTACCATTACTTTTTAAGATCTTATCTGTTTGTCCAACTGGAGATGGAAGAACTGTTGTCCAACTACTACCAATATAAACTTGTATTTCATTTATTGTTGTTCCCCCAGAATTTTGTCTAATTAAACATATTGTGCCAGCAGTAGGGGATGGAATTGCTGCATCTCTGGCTGCTGGATTAAGAAAGTTATTAGTTCCTTTTTTTGCAACAGATGCTTCTGCAGTTGTAAAATTAGAAAGATGTGTGTGTAGTCCAGTCCATTCAAATGTTCCAGAGATATCAGTCTTTCCAGAAACCTGATACCAAGTGTCATCTGCTGCGTTATATACGTAGGCTGCTTTGCCGTCTGAATCAAATACTGTAGGCATTAGACCACCTGATCAAAACTGCTAGTGTCGGCATTGTAAACATACATCTCAATTGGAGTTGATCCTTTTTTAATCCATATAAGTCCATTTGCTAAATTTGTTGATGGAGCAGTTGTTGTATAAACTGATGTTGCAGCAAAGTATCCAACTCCAGCAGAAGAATCTGTGTCTAACCAAATATACCCGTTTGGGATTGTGTTAGAAAATGCTGTAAATGCTGCTGCGGTTGGTGCAGTTGTTGTTGCTCTTGATATATCTCTTGCTGCAACTTCTAAGGCAGCCTTTGTATCAATTTGATCTTGTAAATCATTAATTGTATAAGCAATAGATGGATTTAAAAGATTTTCTGGGTCGTTCTCTGCGGTATCAAAATCATAAGAGCCATAGTGATATGCTTTTAAAGCATCTTGAATATTAGCATCATCAATTAATGCTGGAATTTTAGTTGGTACTAAGTTTCCTATATTTTCTACAGCCATTGGGTCACCTCTTTAAAGATTATACCATTTTTATATCAAACTATAGATATAAATAGGTGTACAGTTTTGCTTCCAGTAAGTGCTGACCAACTACCGCCACTATATTGAACGGCATCAAAGTTTATAACTAGGTTTGTTCCAGCCCCTGCTAGTGCAGGTATTTCCATTGCTGATGCAATTGGGTTTGCTCCTTCAATTCTAAATTGAACATTGAAGTTTGAAGCGGTAAGTGGTGAACCACTAACTGTTACTATATTTGATATTGGAATGGTTATTGATCCAGCCCCAGATGAAAAAGATATTGTTTCTACTGCAGAATAAATTGCTGGATTTATTTTTAAAACCTGAACCCAAGTATTTGCTCCAGCCTGAGAAATGTATTGGTACATATAGCCATAATTTTCTCCTGGAGCGGTATTGATATACATATCATTTAAAATTAAAGTAGTTCCCAATAAAATACCACTTGAGGTTAAAGGATTAGGCTCTCCAGAACCAACAATAAATTTATTTCCACGGGTTCCTTGTGGCCCAATATCTATTAAAACATCAACAGAATCTGGTGGTCCTAAAACAACAACATCTTCAGTATTAAGTAATACATCTACCACTAGACTGCTCCAGTAATATCATCTGTGACTGTTATGACCCCAGTTAATACTGTATAGATTTCTGATGCACTAGAGTCAATTTGAACATCATAAACATAATTACCAGCAGAAAGTTCTCTTCCTACTCCTGGAAGAATAGTACATGTAATAGTGTCTGCGGATCCATCAACAACTGCCTGAGCCTCATACTGAGTTCCTGACTGACCTCTTACTGTAGCAATAAAAAAATCTGAACTAAAGCCAGTTAAATCAAAAGCATCGCCATTTGCTGTTTTAGGGCGTATGACAAATTCGGCGGTATCGCCACGATAATAATTAAAATTATAAGAACCTGGAAAAGCCATTATTCCTCCTGTAACATTATACCACTATGATACCGATATATATATGCCTTTTAATATAAAAGAACTTTCATTGTCGGTCCTAATTTGTGGTTGACCACCATAGTTTTTAATTTTGTCGCTATTGATAAAAATGGTTTGACACTGTGATATGTCGTACGAATACTGATATTTAAGTAATCCTACATAGCCTATCGGAGAAACCTCTTCTTCTCTCAAAAGAGTTCTTATCCAAACCTCTGTATTCGGAACATATGTCTCTAAAGAAAAATCATATCTAATATCTACCTTTGCACCAACTTTTAAGGTTTTTAAATTTATGTTTTTTGCTGTTTCGTTTAATAGAGAGACTGATCGGTTTGGCAAATAAGATTCAATAGTTTTTGACTCATCAATATCTAAGAAAAAATTAACCCAACCATCATCCCCCCTTTCTGGACCAGCCCTATATGTTTGTATGCTTTTGTTTGAGTAATATGCCCATCCAGGATATTGTCCAGATGGGCTGTCATATCCATCCCCTGCTTTTCCTGGCTCACCACGTTCACCTTGTGGTCCTTGTTTTCCTATATCACCTCTATCGCCCTTATCACCTTTTGGTCCTTGTGGTCCAGGAAGTCCTTGTGGCCCTGTATCACCTTTTTCTCCAGTAATTCCAGGTACAGCAATATATTCTGTAGTTTTGACTTCTTGGATAGTCTCTAGATATTTTTTCTTTTTAGGAAAGTCCATGCTTTTAGCCATGACTGAAGCCTATTACTTTATTTTAGTTTTAAATATTTTTTTGCCAATTTTTATTACTGGCGGAAGTAGAGGTGTAGGGTTGGATACTTTTACGATTGGCATTATAGTCCTGGGGTCATATCACTTAAAACGCAAATAGTTCCTATAACTGGTGTCCAGACGGTATCTGCATTTGGTCCGCTGCCACCTTCTATAATTACCTCAAGGTCAAATCTTAATTCTGCTGCTACTTGCTTATACCCTGTTCCCCAGTCTTCAGTAATTGACGCTGGAGCGGTAATAGTGACTTCATTGTCATCAACAGTTACGGTTAAATTATCTAACACATCTCCCATTGGATCATAGGCAGTTGCTCTAAAGGTCCACTCGTCGCAGTCAAATGGTGTTATTTCATCGTCTTCTAAAAACTGTACAAGCAGGGTTGCTGTGTCTCCACGGACTACGGTCCACTGAATATTTGCTGGCGAGGCGCCATATTTTTCTATTGTAGGAGCACACATGATAATTGATTATACCATTAAATAAAACTGGACACCTAGACGCAGTGGGGTGGGGGGTAGTATCTAGGTGCCAGCAT